GTATCTGAGTTAGGTCAGATCGAATTAGCAAGAATGAGCGTAAGTGCTCGCAGAGCTAATGCAGAAAACTTCCTAGCAGAACTACGCAAATCAGAAGAAGAGTTAGCAAACTCTTTAAATGAGAAATACGGAGCTGGATCAATTGATCTACAGAACGGAGAGTTTGTACCCGCTCCTCAGCCAGAAGCCACTGCACCAGCAGAGGATGAGGCTCCGACCTTAGAATAGAACTAAGTTCTATATATACGGTAGTTAAAGAGGGTTTAGGCCCTCTTTTTCTATTTATAAGTAAATTCAATTTACATTTATATGGCTAAGTCACTATTCGAACCTAAGAAGATAACTAGGTACGCCAACAATCAAGCGCTTATTGAAGGCGGTCTAGCAGGAAATGCTATCCCACCACGACAAGTCTCAGCTACTAGAGCAGTACCTAAGACAGATTCTATACCAGCAGACGCTTCAAACGTAGGATCTTCCAACACACCGGTAGACTTTGGCGGATCAACTGGAGACAGCAATCCACCGCCACCGGTAGTGGTAGGAGAAACTAGAGCATTCTCTTTTGACGGTGCTACAGAGTTAACCGGAAGCTTTCCATCTGCTGGAGGAAACAAACTTAAAAAAGGTATAGTATACGCTACAGTTAACCCAGGCTGGAGTTCAGAAGAGACGGGTTCTTTTACTTTATACTCTGTGAGTAATCCAAGTGACGCTAACGATTATAGACGTCATATAACATTTGAAAGAACATCAGGTAGCAATGGGTACGAAGATCGTTTCATATTCGAACTATCATCAGGATCGAATTACGATAAGTTTACTTGGCCAAACCCTCTCTCTCCGAATTTCTATTCAGGAAGCTCAACTGTAGGAGACGGGGTATTCTTTCAATTTGCTTTCAACGGAGGGTATCACGGTTCAATAAAAGTGAAAAACGATTGGATTGGACTTACTGGTAATTCTAATGTAGAGAGGGATAGAACTGATGTCAGTAATTCAATAACAGCTATAGTAGCAAATCAAGATCTATCTAACGGTGATTACAAAATTTCTATCGGCGGTCAAGCATCCGGATCAAGTAGCTACTTTAAAGGAGAAGTACTTAACTTTGCTATCGCTAAAGGAAATTCAGAATACTACTCAGATCATTTACCTTTAGCTGTAAACGACGGTCAAAAACCTCAATTAATTTACAGGTTTGAAGGTACAACTGATGCAATTAAAGGAGATCACAGTTTAGATGTAGTTGGTACAGAAACATTTGTAAGCGCGTCTATTTAATTTTACGATATAGTTAACCTATTTATATAAAGAACTCAATATAATACCATATAACAATGGCTGAAAGAATTGTATCACCAGGTGTTTTCACCAGAGAGCAAGACACCTCATTTTTAACTCCTGCACCTGCTGAAGTATCTACAGCGGTAGTAGGTCCTACAGTAAAAGGTCCAATCGATATTCCTACAGTAGTTCGTTCTTACGGCGAATACGTTGCTGTTTACGGAGATAGATTCCAATCAGGATCTGGTTACTACCAGCACTTAACTTCCTTAGCAGCAGAGAAATTCTTTGAGCAAGGAGGAGGTTCATTATTAGTAGCTAGAGTAGCTCCTTCAGGATATACTTCTGCAACTGCAAATGTAACATCAGGATCAACTGCATTACTTACTTTAGAGACTATCGGTAAAGGTGCTATCTTTACTAACAGTGGTTCAGCTACTGAAAACTTATCAGACGGAGCTCTACTAAGCGGTTCAGCTGATAACGTAAGATGGGAGATTATTGGTAAGAATGCTGCTCAAGGTACATTAGATATTATTATCCGTAGAGGTGATGATAACGCTAAGAACAAGATTATTCTTGAAACATACAACAATGTATCTTTAGATCCAAACTCTGATAACTATGTTGCTAAGAGAATCGGTGATGTATCTTACTCAGTAAATGGAAGCGATATTATCGAATCAGGTGATTATCCAAACCGTTCTGCTTACGTTAGAGTATCTTCTGTAGGTGTTAAGCAACCAGGTTACTTAGATAACGCTGGTGTAGCCAAAGCTGCTTATAAATCAACATTTGATAACCTAGTAGTAGGTTCGGGATCTTACAATGGTACATTTGAAAGCGGAGATGGAGCATTAGATGCTGCCGGAGCTAACTTCTTCGAGAACATCAACGGTACAAACACTCAAGGTTTAGCAGTAGATTCTAACGAAGTATCTGATTACGACAACGCAGTAGCGGTATTAGGTAATAAAGAAGCATTTAACTTCAACGTATTATTAGCTCCTGGTCTATATCAAGAGCATCATGCTACTACTTTAGGTACGTTAATTGACTTAGTAGAAGACAGAGGAGATGCAATCTTTATCGCTGACTTAACTTCTTACGGAGCTACAGTAGCTACAGCAACTAGTGAAGCTGGTGAATTGAATAGCTCATTTGCAGCCGGTTACTGGCCATGGGTTAAAATACAGGCTCAAGGATTAGGACGTCAAGTATGGGCTCCTGCTTCTTCTGTAATAGGAGGTGTATTAGCCTTTAACGATGCAGTAGCTGCTGAATGGTTTGCACCTGCAGGTTTAATCAGAGGCGGTATACCAGGTGTATTGAGAGCCGAGAGAAAACTTGCGAGAACAGACAGAGATACATTATACTCTAATAAAGTTAATCCTCTAGCAACCTTCCCTGGATCAGGTGTTGTTGCTTATGGACAGAAGACATTACAAACTAAAGCGTCTGCTTTAGATAGAGTAAACGTAAGAAGATTGTTGATCACGTTGAAGAGATTCATTGGTGCTCAAGCTAACAACTTAGTATTCGAACAGAATACAATCGCTACAAGAAACAGATTCTTAGCAACTGTTAACCCGTACTTAGAAAACGTAATTCAGAGACAAGGTCTTTACGCATTCAGAGTAACGATGGACGATACAAACAACACTGCAGATGTTATCGACAGAAACCAATTAGTAGGTCAGATCTTTATCCAACCAACTAAAACTGCTGAATTCATCGTATTAGACTTCGTTGTAGAACCAACAGGAGCTGCATTTAATGCATAAATTTAGAGAGACCTATTTATAATAAAGTAAAATAAATACACGATGCCTACATTAGATCCAAATGAAATCATGTTCACTGCCTTTGAACCAAAGGTACAGAACAGGTTTGTCATGTATATTGATGGAATTCCATCATACTTGGTTAAAGGAGTGCAATCACCACAATTTACCGACAACGTAATCAAGCTTGATCATATCAACAGTTACAGAAAATTACGCGGTAAGAGAGAGTGGCAGAACATGACCCTTAACTTATACGACCCAGTAACACCTTCAGGTGCTCAAGCAGTGATGGAATGGGCTCGTTTATCTTACGAATCAGTAACCGGTAGAGCTGGTTATTCAGATTTCTACAAAAAAGATGTAACTTTAAACATGCTTGGTCCAGTAGGAGATGTTGTAGGTGAGTGGATTATAAAAGGTGCATTCATTCAGAATTCCAACTTCGGACAATATAACTGGTCTACGGACACCGCAGTAGAAATAACCCTTACACTCGCAATGGATTATTGCGTACTAAACTTCTAATTAAGTTATGGATAATTTTGATCTAAGAAAATTCTTAGCAGAGAATAAACAACCAATCCAAGAGATGGACGCTCCTATGGAAGTAGAAGCACCAATGGAAGGTGAGACAATGGAAGAGATGGTTGCTGAATACGTTCAGGAGGCATTAGGATGTAAAGACATGAAAGAGATGGCAGCAGTCATTGAAGGTCGTTGCAACAAAGCAGCAATGGAGCTGCAGATGGAAACTATCGCTGAAGTATTAGCTGCTTACGAAGGTAGACTCTCAGAAATTAAAGGCAGTGCTTACTTTAAGGAGATGGCTGATGAGACTAAGGTAGCTAACCAAGAAGGTATGATCAAAGGTCTTCATGAAATGGCAATGTCTATTAAAGAAGAGTACAAGAAGGCTTACGTAAAAGAAGAAGAAGGTGACGGTCCTGTTGAAGAAGAAGCAGTCAAAGAAGGTAGTACAATAGATGGATCTACTGTAAAGATAGTTGACGGTCCAATCGGTGCAGAGAAATTCATTAACGCTTTCAAAGCACAGAAGAATCTACCAACACCTCCGCCACTACCTCCAAGCGTTAATGGTGCAATCAAAGCATACTTAGATTCAGACGAAGACTACTCAGATTTCGGTAAAGTAGGTACTAAAGCATTAGCAGCAGGAAAAGAATTAGGTAAGTATGTTATAAATAACAACAAGCTAGCAGCTGCTGATAAAGGATACTACATCAATCAGTTTAATACAATGGTGATGGGTAAGAAGAAAAGTAAACCAGCACCACCACCACTACCGGCAGGAGCTAAAAAGAAGATGGTACCACCACCTCCACCTCCACCTCCTAAAAGATAAACCTCGCCCTGTCAAGCAATAAAAAAACCCGGATCTTAGTTGGTTCGGGTTTTCTTTTTTCATATATTTATATATAAATTGAGTTACACCTAATTAAGTATATGGAATCAAAATTCAAACTACCTACTGAAACAGTAGAATTACCATCCAAAGGATTAATCTACCCAGAGGATCACCCACTAGCCAACGGTACTGTGGAGATGAAATACATGACCGCAAGAGAAGAAGATATACTTACCAATCAGAACTATATTAAGAAAGGTACGGTTATTGATAAGCTATTACAATCTCTGATTACATCTGATATCAGCTACGATGATCTTTTGGTAGGAGACAAGAATGCAATTATGATTGCTGCCCGTATTTTATCTTACGGTAAAGATTACGAGTTTAATCTAGGTAACGGCTTACAGTCTGTAGATCTATCTTTGTTTGAGAATAAACCTGTAGATGAATCTCTATACACTAGAGGTCAAAATGAATTTACATTTCAACTTCCTTCCACAGATAACGTAGTAACATTCAAACTACTTACTCACGGCGATGAGAAAAAGATCGAACAAGAGGTAAAAGGTCTTCAAAAGATTAATAAAGACAACATCACAGAAGCTACTACTCGATTAAAACACATGATCACTTCTATCAATGGATCCTCAGAAAAAAAGGATATCAGAGAGTTTGTTGATTATGGATTATTAGCAAAAGATGCTAGAGCTTTAAGAGAAGAGTATGTAAGAGTATCACCTGATATCGATCTAACGGTGACTTATGAAGATGTAGACGGAGTAGACAGGGAGGCTGCTCTGCCAATCGGGATTAACTTTTTTTGGCCTGACGCTTGAGTATAGGCAATTAATCTTCAGACAAATTCACGACATCGTTTTCTACGGTAGAGGAGGGTTTACTTGGGAGACTGTTTACAATATGCCTATCTGGTTAAGAAAGTTTACTTCCAAGACTATCGAACAACAGATTACTGAAGAATACGAAGCTCAACAGAAAGCTTCTAAGAAATCAGCAGGTATAGAAGACGCTACTCTAGAGAATACAAATAGTATACAAGTACCTGAGTCGGTACGTAAAGCAAGTTATACAACTACTGTCTCTAAAAAACAGTAGGAACCTATTTATTACTATAGTATAACTGTAATATGGCTGAAGGCGATAACAATAAAAAATTCGGTAATGTAGATCCAACTGTAGCAGCAAAACAAGCTGCTGAAGCTGCTAATGCCTTAAACGAAGTAAATCAAGCACTATCTTCTCTTACATCAAAGTATGCTGCAAATATTAAAGGTACTCGTGATATAGTAAAGTCTACAGAAAACAGTTTTACAAACATAGCAAAAGAACTTACTAAGACCACCGAACAACAACGCAACCAACAAAAAATACAAGATGAGGTTAAGAACATTAACCAACAGTTACTGAGAATCGATGTAGAGCGCGCCATCTTAATGGAGAAAGTTAAGAACGCTACCGGCTCTTACAAAGATGATATTATTGTCGCGTTAGAAGGCTTACTCGCTACTGAAGAAACTATTAAAGCTTCTGCTACCGGTATGCAAGTAATCGCCGAACAAGCTCAAAAGATAGTTGATGCTGGTGAAGGCTTTGAAAAGATGGGGAAGATTCTTGGACGAATACCGTTAATAGGAAATCAAATAGCCCCTGCCTTCGATAAAGCTGCAGCAGCAGCAAGAGCAGCTACCGAAGATGGTGCTACTCCTTTCCAAGCTAAGATGGCCGGTGTACTTTCGTTATCAAAACAAATCGCTCTTACTATCGGTACTGCTATCGTTGGAGCATTGATCGCCGGTAGTAAAAGAGCAGGAGATCTAAACAAACAATTAGGTATTGGTATGGATTCAGCAAGAGGCGTTGCTGAAAGATTCGATCAATTTGCCACAGCAAGTGAAGATACCAGAATAACCACAGAAAAACTTATTGCTGCCAACGGACAACTTAATCAAGCATTAGGTACTACGGTTGAATTTAGCGGTGAAACCTTACAGAACTTTATACTCACTACTGAGTATATGGGAGTATCTGTTGAAGCAGCAGCTAAATTAGAAACTTTAGCAAGAACAACAGGAGAGAGCACAAAAGATTTCGCTAGTAACTTAGCAGAAAGCGTATCTCAAGCTGGTAAAAACAACAGCATCTTTATTTCAACAGGTACAGCTTTAGAGAAAGTAAAGAACTTATCGGCAACTACACTACTTAACCTAAGAAGAAACCCAGAAGCAATTGGTGAAGCTATCGTAGCTACCGAAAAGTTAGGAATGTCTTTCGAGCAGTTACGCGGTGTAGCAAGCTCTCTACTAGATTTTGAAAGCTCTATTCAAAAAGAACTAGAAGCTGAAGTACTAACAGGTAAAGAGCTTAACTTAGAAAGAGCTCGTTCAGCAGCATTGAGAGGCGATGATTTGGCGTTAGCTAAAGAATTAACTAATCAAGTCGGTACCTTATCAGAGTTCGAACAGATGAACGTTATTCAACGTGAATCGTTAGCTAACGCATTTGGTTTAAGTTCTGACGCAATGTCTGAAATGCTCTTAAAGCAAGAACTCTTAAATAGTTTAGGAGAAGAAGCTAGAGATTTATCTGCAGAACAAGCATCTGAAATTCGAAGAATGGTAAAAGAAGGTGAAGCTGCTAACGAAGGAGACGCTTTACTTAAACTTCAACAACAACAAGACGTTGCTAAGCGATTCCAAGATGCTGTTGGTAAGTTAAAAAGCGCATTTGTGGACTTCTTTGAAGACTTCGAACCTACGTTTAATAAACTAGTTGGAGCATTTGAAAAACTATCAGAAAGTAAGATGCTTAAGACTGTAGTAGGATTTGCAACCAGCGGTGTAGGTATTGCTTCTTTAGCTGGAATGATGTTAGCAAGTAAACTCAGAGGAGCTACTCCCGCTACTCCGATGTTCGTATCTATGGCAGGAATGGGCGGAGCAGGAGCAGCTGGAGCCGGTATGATGGGTTTTGCACCAATG